CTATCTGACTTCAACAATCGCTACACCTATAAGTTCGATCCAAAGGGTCGGGACCAGTGGCGCGTGTTGAAGCCTAATGCACTCGACCAGTATCACGGCGATTGCGAAGATTACTCGCTGTCTGTCCTGTATTACATTATCTGTCGTGAGTCATGGCTTAGATTCTGGTGGATGCTGTTCACCTTTCAAGCTGAGATATGTGGCTGTAATACGAAGGGCGGCGGTCATGCTGTACTACGCTACGGCGATATGTACATTGATAACTGGACTAAGGCATGGGTCAAGCGTGAAGACATGGAAGAGCTGGGCCACAAATTCTGGCCTTGGTACAAAACGATTATCCCCACTACTGTCGCTATTAAGATGGTAATGGCAATGATGCCACAGGAGCAACGGCGCATACGCCGACTTAACTAAGGAATTAAAATGATAGACCCTGTAACTGCCATTGCGGCTGCGTCTAAAGCGTATGCTATGACCAAAGCAATGGTGGAAGCAGGACGATCTGTTGAGGACACAATGACTCAACTAGGCACATGGTACGGTCATGCTTCAGACGTACTCTATGCTGACAAGAAAGCCAGAAGTACAAACCCTTTTAAAAAGGTGGTGTTTAGTAAAAGCGTAGAAGCTGAAGCGGCAAAAGCTTTTGCGGCAAAGAAAAAGTTACAAGCTCAACAGAAAGAATTGTTGTCGATGATTGGCATGGTTTATGGCAAAGACGGCTTAGATGAGTTTAGAGCCATGAAACGACAAATAGCGGCGCAGAGAGAGCGAGACGTTTACAGACAGCAAGAGTTAAAAGAAACAATTCTTGAGTCTTTTTTAGTGGTTGTATTAGCAGGATTATCGTCAGTGTTAATTATGTTTATGTTTACAAACAGTACAAAGTAATAGGAATAGTCCAATGGGAATAATTGCGACAAACGGTATTTTTGGAACGCAGTCAAGTAGTGGCGGCGGTGGTAGTTCATACACAGATGGAAATGTTGATACTCATTTAAATGTTTCAAGTGCTGGTAATAATGAAGTGCTTAGTTGGAGCGGTTCTGATTACGCATGGGTTGCTCAAGCTGGCGGAACATATACGCCAACGCTAAGGTTTGCGCGTCTTACAATGGATAGCAACACAGCCATATTGGACGACGCTTGGCGGGTAGTTACTACGTTTAATACAAGAGATGAAGATACGTCCACAGGTAACGCACTTACTAGCACATTGGCTGACGGTAAGTTTATTATTCCTTCAGGCGTAACAAAAGTAAGAGTTAGGGCTTCTATAAATACATCTTCAGCTTCAGATCAATTTATTCTTAAAATCGCTAAGAATGGAACAGAAGACAACATACCAACTTCACAGATTGACACGTCCTCTACGGGCGCTGAAACAGGATATGCAGAAACAGGAATCTTGTCAGTAAGCCAAAACGATTACTTCCAAGTTTATATATTTTCTGGAACCAATAGGACTTTAAACGCAAACAACGCAACATGGTTTGAGATTGAGGTACTTGAAGGCTCAATGCTTACCACAACTATTTAGGAGTAAAATATGTCAGGCGAAGTAACAAAAAGCATTACAGCTCAGAACACATTTAGCGATGAGATTGCAATACAGGGATACTTTAACGTCTCTATCACTGGCATTGCTGGCGGTACAGAGGTAACAGTGCAGCGACAAACAGGAGTAGATGGCACGACGTTTACTGATGTTGATTCGTTTACTGCTGATATAGAAACGTATGGTTATGAACCCGAACTTGTTCTTTACAAGATTGGCGTTAAGACAGGTGACTTCGGTTCAGGTACTTGCAAAGTACGTTTAGGAACTAAGCACCGTGATCGTTCTAGCTGGACATATGTTTACTAAGGAGTAATCATGGCTCCTTTAGATCAAGCAATAGCACGTTTAGATAAACACGAAGCTGAGTGTGCTTTGCGTTACGAAATGATCCAGCTACAACTTGATGAGCATAACAAACGTTTTGATAAGCTAGAGAAAATGATGACAGGTGGCTTTGCTTCTATTGCTATTATCGTCACTATGGCTATTGCTATCTTGGAGTTTGCTAGATGATACAAGCTTTGATCGGCCCTATTGTTAACCTTGTCGGTGGACACCTTCAGCGTAAAGCAGAAGAGAAGAAGGCTGTCCATGAAGCTAAAATGGTAGCTATTCAGCAGGATGGTAACTGGGAAAACATACATGCTAACAATGCAGCCAACTCTTGGAAAGACGAATGGTTTACGCTGTTGTTTTCAATACCATGTGTATTAGCGTTTTTTCCTAGTATGGTTCCTATTGTTATGAACGGGTTTGCTGCCTTAGAAGCTATGCCTGAGTGGTATAAAGGTTTCTTGGGTGCGGCAGTAGCGGCATCGTTTGGCCTGCGTGGTCTGGCTAACTGGAAGAAATAATTATGTATCAATTCGGCGGAGAAGAAAACTTTAGAGGACCGGGCACATTTCCGGGAATGGAACAGGGAAATACACCTGAAATTAACTTTATGACTCCTGAAGGAATAGACTACGCTAAGTTTTTGGAGTACCTAAGGTCACAGGGTGTTTCTGACATATCAGAGATTATGGGTGGTGGTACTCCCGGAGAAAACGACTTAGTTATTGACGGACCAGACAGAGACAGTCCTTTAGCTCAAATTTATGCTTCTATCATAGGACGTGCGGAAGGTGTAGACCCAGCTGTATTAACGGACGAGCAAATGCGCGTGTTAAATAACAGCGGCATTGGAGCAATCGCCGAACAGATAGACGCCGCTGGTGGATATGATGAGTGGTTAGCCCAACAAGATTTAGAAGGACCTCCTGAAGAGTTACCAACAGAACTAGAAGAAGTAGTAAGCGACATCGACGAAGACACCACACTTGAAGATGAAATAGGTGTAGATCCTGACATGCCTATTGACATTCCACTTCCTACATTACCTCCACGAGAAAGCGAAGGTGACGGCGAAGGTGACGGCGAAGGTGACGGCGAAGGTGACGGCGAAGGTGGTACAGGTCAAGAGACTACTGGTGAGCTTCCTGACTACAGTGACATTGGTGATCCTGACTACGGATATCCTGATGGGCTTCCCCGTCAAGGCAGTGGTGGAACTATAGATGACTATAGAATAAATGAACCCGGTCTTACTGTTGGTATTGGTATTCCCTCTATAAGCAGTGGAGGAGACGGTGGTGGCGGCGGTGGAGGCATGTTAAGAACAGCTTCTAAGTTTACTCCATACATGGGCGGCATTAACTACCAACTACCTCAAGATCAGATGATCCTGTACAGACCCCCAACAGCTAATGAAATATTAACAGACTTTACAAATGGCCTAGTTAGGCAACGAGGAATGCTTGTATGACGTACCTTAATATTGTTAACAATGTGTTACGTCGTTTAAGAGAAGAAGAAGTAACCACTGTTACAGAAAACACTTACTCAACTATGGTAGGTGACTTTGTTAACGACGCAAAGACATTAGTAGAAGAATCAGCTGATTGGTCTGCGCTGCGTACAACTGTTATTATTACTACGGTAGTTGATAATAATCAATACTCGTTAACTGATTGTGGCGATAACGTAAAGGTAATGTCTGCACTTAATGACAGTCAAAATTGTTACTTATCTTATCAAACAAAGGATTGGTTTAACAAGCAACTATACCTTAATACTATTGTTGAAGGCGCTCCTACATACTATACCTTTGACGGTTTAGACTCTAATGGAGATACTCAGGTACTTGTTAGTCCTCGTCCAATAGAAGCACAAACTCTCAGGTTTGATGTTATTAAAAGACAAGCAGAGTTAACTTCTGATTCTACTAATTTACTTATACCTGAAAAACCTGTAATACATTTATCACTAGCTTTGTTGGCTCGTGAGCGTGGTGAGACAGGTGGTACTTCTACTGCTGAATACTTCAACATTGCTAATAAGTACCTATCAGATGCTATTGCTATTGACGCTGCAAAGCACCCAGAAGAGATGATCTTTAGGACTATCTAATATGGCACAAGAACTACGTAGTATTAATCTTGTAGCACCAGCCTTCAAAGGGATCAACACCGAAGACTCTCCTATTGCTCAAGACCCTTCATTTGCAGAAGTAGCAGACAACGCAGTTATTGATAAGCGTGGTCGTATTGCTGCACGTAAGGGTTATGAAGTTATCACTACTGACAAAACAGAACTGGGCAGTGCTAGTATACGTTCTATAGGTGAGTTCAGAGACAGTGGCGGTCCTACTAATGACGTTATATTTTCTGTAGGTAACAACAAAATACTTAGCGGTACTACTACGCTTGTTGACGAAACACCCGCTAGTTATACTATTACTGCTGACAACTGGAAGATGGTCAACTTTAATGACTACATGTATTTCTTTCAACGCGGTTACAAGCCACTAGTTTACAGTACGGCTATAGGCAATGTTGTTGAGATGGATGACGCTGCTGTTCCGTTCAATGCTGGTGTAACTTCTGCAATGTACGGTAATGAAGTTCTTGCTGCTTATGGTCGTCTCTGGACCGCTGACTTTGATAACGACAAGTCTACTATTTACTGGTCTGATTTGTTAATTGGACATGATTGGTCAGGTGGTACTAGTGGCAGTATCAATATCTCAAAAGTCTGGCCTGACGGTTATGACGAGATTGTAGCCCTAGCTGCTCATAACAACGCACTGATTATCTTTGGTAGACACAGTATTGTTGTCTATGGTGGTGCTGACGCTCCTGCTACTATGGCTTTAGCAGACACTGTATCGGGCGTAGGTTGTGTTGACCGTGACACTGTACAGTATACTGGTATTGACGTTATCTTTTTGTCACACACGGGACTGCGTAGCTTTGGTAGAACAATACAAGAAAAGTCAATGCCTATTAGTTCTTTGTCTAAAACAATTACAAAAGACATTATTAACTTAATACAAAATGAAACAGAATTTTTTAGATCTGTATACAGCCCAGAAGAAAACTTTTACTTATTGACATTCGTAGAACAACAACTAACTTTTTGTTTTGACGTTAGAGGAACATTAGAGGACGGTTCCTACAGAGTAACACGCTGGCCTGCTTCTGTCTTTACAGCGTACAATAGATTAAACAATGGTACTCTTTATATAGGATCTTCCAACGGTATTAGCGAATACAAAACTTATTCAGACAATGGTAGTTCGTATCGTTTCAAATACTACAGCCCTAGTTTAACCTTTGGAGATGTTGCACGTCTTAAATTTCTTAAGAAGCTAAAGCCTACTATTTTTGGAGCAAACAGTTCTACAATATTTATGAAGTTTGCTTACGACTTTGC